TTATTTCCTTCTTATACTGCACACAAACCAATAGACGACGATTAAGGTAATGCTACCTATATAGACTTTGTCTTTATATAAATCCCACCATGAAAGTTTTACTATCTTTTCCTTTTGGCTTAAAATAGCATCCATTCTATACCCCAATGAATCCAATCTATTCGAGAGCTGCTGCAAAGTAATAGATAGTGTTTCGTCAACTTCAGTCCGTTCTTGCTCCTGTTTGGAAGCGGTGGTAGTACTTTCTTTGACCGGGTATTGTTTTCCGGTTGAATCCGGAAGCGATAAGTAAACTGTTTTATTCTCAATTTTCAGATCACTCAACTTGTCAGTAGTAATCTTCGTTTGCTTACTTACATCAGTCCTCAATGACTCAATTATACTTTGAATACGACTCAATTCACCGGAATAGTCTACCTGCTTTTGAGTTTCCATATTCCGGGAAGTCTTGCAGGAAGTAAACCATATTCCCGACATCAGGAATATGGTTATATAGATTAGCGTTTTCATGGTCGGATCACTGTATTACGAAGAAAATTAGAAAATTCACTTCTTACATCGAAGCAGGGGCACGCCTTAATATATTCTTTTGGCTCTATCTCTCCACTGCTGTCCAGATCCGGCGAAGTATCACGGTGTCCGAGCACTTCAATTATAGGGTATTCCTTACAGAGCTTCGCGACCAATTCGCGTAGTGCCATCTTTTGAGCTGGAGTACGTGTATCTGCAGGTTTTCCAGATGCGTCCAAGCCTCCGATATAACAGATGCCAACACTATGCTTATTATATGAAGACTCTGAAAATCCTTTGGTATTACAATGCGCTCCGTCAATGCTTAACGGTCGCCCATTCTCAACCATTCCGTCAAGGTTAACAATGAAGTTATAACCGATCTGATTGAATCCCCGAGCCCGGTGCATCCGGTCAATATCTTTGGCTCGTAGAGCCTGTCCGGCACGCGTGGCCGAACAATGGATGATAATTGCATCAATAGTTTTCATTTTGCGTCTCCTTTTTGTAAGTAGTTCGTTAAATAGGGGATGTTCTTTATAAACTCAACACTTAATACATAGTGCAAGAAAGCTACTACCTTATGGCCATTGCTAGAGTTGGGTAGAATTTCTTTGATATTCCTTAGAATGTTCACCCCGTAGAAATAGAAAACGCTATACGTAATAAATGAAACACATTGTAGCGCACCTTCCGGATTTCCTTTGTGTTCACCAATAAAGTAGATGCAGCTAACCAAGGCAAAGAAAATAGTTGCTTCTACGATACATCTCCAAGCCTTTTTAAAAGAAAAACTCTCATGATTGATAAGGAGTGCAGTAAGTAGCCCGCAAATGAAATTGAGGGCAAATACAGCAATAAGACTTTTGATCTCCCCAGAAATAGGATTGAGATAAGCAGCTATGCCGGTAACCAATCCAATAAGTAAGTTTTTGAAATAATCCATATCATTTTTATCTAAAATATTAATACTTTATTTTAATACCTCGCTACAATCATCAATAGCTGTCTGAAATACTTGTTTCACTTCGCCAAAGGTTAGCCCATGATCCTCATGTAGCGAGAATCCGGTTACTCCATTTCGCGAAGTATTGAAGAAACCTACTGTGGCTTCATCCTTAATAATCTCGGCAGTAATATCTTTCACCGCTTCGGTACCACGAGTTGACATTCTGTACTTAATCCTGATAGCGTCCGTAACCTTAGTTGTGGCAGTACTGTTAGTTGATGTAATGTTCATTCTTTACCTCCTCCTTCAATTAGTTCATTAATTTGCCCGAAAGCACCTGCTGTAAAGACATCTGCACAAATCTCCTTTAAGAGAGTGGCGTCTTCTGTTGTAATCTCAAGTATTCCTCGGTTATTTATGATTTGTTGGAGCATATTGTAGGCACGTAGTTTTTTTGCCATATCCATACCTGATTGAGGATTCATACCGGCAGCATAAAGCGCTTCCGAAACCATATCACGAAGAAACTGCTTCTGTTCCTTGCCATTGACTATTTTAATGGCTTCCTTGCCTCTAAAATCTATTAAAGGTTTGTTTAAATTTAATTTCATAATCATTAATATTAAGCGATTGATACTAATAGTCCTTTTCTGAACTTCATATTACTACCAAAATCAAAATCAATTCCTTGGTAATAGTTTATACTTCCATCTGAATTCCGGCTTGTAATACAACCAAAATTATCGGCAAGGCATAATTCACTCGATAAAGAACCTTTCACATAAACTCCTCCATCAAAAAAGCCGGCGTATGTTGTACTAGCCAGTGGGTAGCTTCTGTCTGATGCATTTAGATTTCTGGAAGCATAAATACAAGCTCCACCAAAATTGGAACCAATAGATGCGATCCCAAAACGTCCGTCTGTTTCTGCATTGAAAGTAACGTTAACAACGCCTTCTTTTGCCGTTCCAGAACCTAATTTCAAACTACGAGATGTTCCGCCAAAATACCCTGAACGCGTCCAAACGAGACGTCCATTTTCGATAGTAAAACCACCTATGAACCCGGAGTCAGCATCTATCCTGCGAACCTTTATCAAATCAGTATTCAAATACCCGCCTACAACAATTGTAGTACCAAGTTTTGCATATTCGACTGCATCCTCAAATGCTAATTTACCCAATCCGTCTCGATCAATCTTGGAGTTAATCATTGTCTGCAGATCACTATGCAGTGCGGTGATTGTAACAGCACCTTCCAAATTAATTTTAGATGAATGAATCGTCGTTTCACCTGCTGCCTGGTTAATATAAGATATAAGCGTATTGCCGTTTTCCAGTTCTTTAGAAGCATATATCTTATTACCGTCAGCTGTAGTAATCCAACCTGCAGTATCTATCCGCTGCGTCAGGCTGTCAACTCGAGTTACTTGTGCGGAGATTTGAGTATTGAGTACTTTCAAATCGGCTGTACACTCATCGGAATAGCTTTTCAGTTTGTCGTGAATAGCTTTGTTTGCTTCTTCAACAGCTGTATTAAAACTAGCTAAAGCAGAGTTGAATAGAGTAAACTTATCATCTACATTCTTTTTTTCCTCAATAGTCGTTTGTCCATCTGCAATAGCCGTATTTATTGCAGCAATAAGATTATCAATAGCACCAAATAAGGAAACCTTGGCATTAAGTAAGGCTGTTTTTGCAGAACCTTCCAAATAGGTGTTTACATATAGTTTGCTATATGTCGCTTCAACGGCAGATTTCGTATTTTTGACTGTATTCAAATACTTCTCTATCGCTTTCGCTTCCGCCCCATCAATGATACCGTCCGCAAATGCGCCATCCACATAATCATGTAAGCCATCGACTGAATCGGCAGCGTCCTGCGCAGCTTTAGCAGCGTTCGCTGCATCCTCTAAAGCTTGTATTGCTTGTTGCAGTGCCTCGTCAGAATATTCCTTTAGTTTATCCTGTATTGCCTTATTTGCTTCTTCAACAGCAGTATTAAAATCAGCATAGGCAGAATTAAAAAGAGTGAATTTACTATCCACGTCTTTCTTTTCTTCTGTTGTCGTGAATCCATCAGAAATTGAAGCATTGATAGCATTAATCAAGTTTTCAATACTTCCCATCAATGTAACCTTAGCATTGAGCAAACCAACCTTTGCAGAGCCGGATAAATAAACATTCGTGTAGAGTTTATTATAAGTTGCTTCGATAGCTTGTTTAGTGTTGTTGATCGTATTGATATACTTTTCAATAGCTTTTGCCTCTGCTTCGTCTATAAGACCGTCAGCGAAGGCTCCATCTACATAGTTATGAAGTCCTTCCACTGAATCGGCAGCATCTTTGGCCGCTTTAGCTGCATCCTTTATTTCCTGATGAGCAGCTTCCCATTCAGACAGATTTTCCAATCCGGAAGAACCTGCTTTTATTTGGATGTTACCGCCTATCTCACTTTTTACCAGATCGAAATATGTATCACCGTCCGGCGAAAGGATTCTTTCTGTTGTTACGCGGCCCGGCAGAATTTCAGTAAATCCGTATAGCTGAACAAAACTTCTACTACCTTCATACTCGCTGTTAAGCACTCCGGTGAGTAAATGATAATATCCAGTTATCTGTTCTATTTTAATAGCTGTTTCACTCAAGAGGAATGTTCCAGCTTGATTCTCCTTGCCAACTTTAGCATATAGATAATATTTCTTTTCCGGGTCAATGAGTGCCGGAGAATTGTATTCAGCCATATCCCAGTACTTATATTCGTCTGCCTTATGTGAAGAAGAAAGAGAACTAATGCCGAGTGTTAAATGCTGAAGGATTCCTGCCGGAGCGTTCAGTATTCTTGTGCTGGCATTATAAGTAATATTGTGAGATACCTGAACTGGATTCGTTTTTGAATTGACAAAACGGAATTGCAGGCTTTCATCACCTACAAGCAGTTGCATGGTTGAAACGGTTATTGGATTGACAGAGCCGGAGAAGTTCAGCAGTGCATCTTCAAGCATGGACATCGTTTCCTTTGCATCCCGGAACCGACGCTTAGTAAACTGCAGGGCGTCCTTATGCTTGATATCTACCTCTACTTTGTTCGTCTCAATCTTATTCAGATCACTTGAAACAGATGTACTGACTGGTTCGTTTGATAACTCTATTTCCGGAGAATATGGATTATTAATATAGCGCTTGATTCCGATCATGCGAATAAGAGAACCTTCCGGATGAAATTGCGTATCATAGAAATCAACATACCCTCCGAGTACTATTTTACCGCCTATCTCCAACCAGCGTTTTTTAGCCCAAATACCGTCCAATGTCCCGGTAAATATGAATGCTTTATCTTCATGTTCATAGAGGTATTTAGCTGCTTCCTTGAAAGCTTCCCAGCTCGCACCTGTTTGTGTGCTGTCATTACAGATATAAGCCTTCGGCAATTGCATTCCGAACACTGCGTATGTATCACCAACCTTCGGGCGCCAGACTTCCGGTTCCGGCATTGTTATCCCATCGATTTCTTGCGGAACAATTTCAAATCGACGTGCCTCTTTCTTGTCTTTCGCTTCATGGATATACTTTACTTCGAACTCCTTGCCTGTAAGCATGCCGGTTTGGAAAATGACAGTCATACTTTCTCCAGCTATGAGACAATCTTCGAAATTCAACTCTTCAGGAATGTCTTTATCTACAAAGTCAAAGAAGTTATTCTTCTTGTTCACTTCAATAACAGCACTGACAGTACCGACACGGGAAGGATAAATAGCTGTACAGTCCAGACTATCTTCCTTTGCTGTTGTAAGTTCTTTATCGGCACGCATGACACAAGTTCCATCCGCATCGGTCTTATAGATACGCGCCTTAGTAGAATCGAAGCCCTCTTCATTCTCAAATTTGATTCCATCAAATCGGATAGTCTTATTCTTTGGAAGTAACAGGTACTTAGATCCGTATGTGGAATAATCAATATTGCGATCTGTAGTTTCTACCAAAATTATTTCGGGTGGTATATCCCCGGATTCGCGACCAACACCGACCTTAAAACCGTGGCCTTTACCATACGACAGTTTCAAAGGGTTTTCCTTGTTATACTCAACTTTACGCAGATGGATAGTCCTAATTTGTTTTCCTTCAACCGTTTCTTCAATGATCTGCCATTCTGTTTCATATAGTTCTGCAAGTTGATTGAAAGCATTAAGAATATAGGTGTGATTGTAGTTGATTACTTTTTCCGTTCCTTCAATGCAATCACCGACTTTCCAACCGGTACTCCGACGGTTCAGGTTTTCAACGAGTAGACGTAGATGTTCATGTGGCTTGGCTGTATATGAGAATTTAATACTTCTGTCAACGGTATGACGTACTTTCCACAGCATAGCATCAGCCTCCCCAGTTTCCAGAATCAGAGTATATTCGAAGTTACGTTCACCGTTCTTCTTGAAATTGCTATCCCTCTTCAAAGAATAACGCTTCCCGTAGAAGTCACACCAAGAGCCGACCGGTATTTCCAAGTATCCAGGATGAGAAAAATACAAAGTGAGTGTATCTTCTCCCATGATAGCTTCATAAGAGTAGCTTTCATCTTTTACTTCGATTTTTATTTCCTTATCATCATTATATAAAGTTACCATGTCCTTAGAATTATATCCTAAAATATAAACGTCAAATAGAAATGTATTGAATAATAGGCATAAAAGTAAGGAAATGATAGACGAATCATTGATAAAATAATATATTACACACAACATCAACTGCATTGTCACGAAATAAATCCAAATGAAAAATATTTAAAAGAAATCACTCAAAATGTAGTTTAATTCACCTAAGTTCTCTCGGGACGAACGCCGCATTGAAAGATTTTTCCAATGTAACAACAAAAAGCCTATCCCAGAACGGATATTATAAGCTACCGGATGGGTTATTGATTCAGTGGGGAACTGGAGGAAATGGCGTAAATCAAATAGTTTACTTTCCTACTAGTTTTTATAATACCTCATATGTTGTAGTAACTACTGCTATTTCTTCTGTTATGAATTCGATAGTAAAAATGATAAATGGGAAAAATATATCTTATTTCAAAGTTTATTCGGTAGGTCCAACAATTGAAGCTGGGGAGATATTCGGATGGATCGCAATAGGAAGATGGAAGTAGGAAATATTATAACATCAATTTGATTATGAATTGTTTTAGTAGAAAAATAATATTGATTTTTGCCACAATTATTTGGCAAAGTTCTCTCGGGACTACGTATGCTTTAGCTGATCTATCGAACGCAATGAGCGTAAACCTATCCTTGAACGGTTATGCAAAATTCAATAATGGATTACTTGTACAATGGGGCAGAGTTGGAGGTTCATCTACAGCTTCGTATAGTGTGACTATGCCTACATCTTTTTATAATACTGAATATAAAATATTTGCAACTGTATATAAGCCTAGTAGTGACTCCGCCGTATATTCATCATCTCCTTTGGCAATAAATAAAACAGTTAGTAGATTTTATTTGAATAGAAATTATGCAAGTGGGGGTACTACTGGATTATCACAAGAATCATGGGACTGGTTTGCGATCGGGCGTTGGAAATAACTAAAAAACAAATATTATGAAGTATTGGAAAAATGGATTCTACGATGAACCGGTAGACGGTTCAGTAGAAATAACGGATGAGCATTACAATCAGCTATTAGATGGGCAGTCTAACGGTTTACTGATAGTTGAAAGTAAGAATGGATACCCGATTTTGGTAGAATATGAGTACGACATCGAAGAAGTGCGAAAAATGAAAATATCTAAAATACAGATATTTGACAAATCGGCCGATGTCAATTCTTTTAAAATTAAAGGGGAAAGTATGTGGTTAGACAAATCCACACGTGTTGGATTATTTAACTCAATTTCGATTGAGAAAAATGCAGGGAAAACGCATACAATCCTGTGGTATGATGCAGTGAAGTATGTTATCCCTATACCTGACGCTTTATCAATGCTGAATGAGATTGAAATGTATGCATTAAACTGCTACAATGTGACACAATCGCACATCGCAGCAGTCAGATCATTGCAGACTATTGAGGAAATCGAAAACTACGATTATACGATAGGTTATCCGGCAAAGTTGAGCTTTCCGGGATAACCAGTTTTGAAGTTGTATGCTTCAATTTCTTCTTTTGTTTCTAATTGATTGATAGCGTTGATATGCCTTTGTGTTGTGTCATAGCACGCAAGGGCATATAATTCTAGTTGTTGCAGCATATTAACGGCCTTCTCGATAGAGAGAATAAACTGCGTATCACCTAGCCAAATACTTGTTTCAGATCGTCCAGTTTCTCTTTCAATACTAATTGAGTTCATAAGCCCTACACGAGTATTCTTATTCAGCCATCCAAATACTCCGTTTATACTGAATTGATTCACTGCTTCAGATGAATCGAACAATCGTAATTCATCAAGTTTTTGCGCTCTGGTTTCTTCGATAGTAGCCTCGTGCACAACTAAAATAGGATATCCTTTTTTGCTTTCAGTTATTATCAAGCCGGTAGATTGACCAGCCAGTAACTCTTGATAATATTCATCCGTAATTTCTACCGAACCGTCTACCGGTTCGTCATAGAATCCATTTTTCCAATATTTCATGATATTTGTTTTTAAATTATTTCCATTTACCTATTGCAAACCAAGTAAACTGCCAACCTGTCCAAGCTATTTCTCCTCCGCTTGCTATATACCTTGTACCTACTTTAAATGAAGAAACTGTTTTAGTATATATTGTTGGAGCATACACTATAATCTCTGTTGTATTAGCTGATACTCCCGTTAGTTGTACGATATAATTCGTATCATAGAAACTTGTAGGTAGATATAATGAGGAGAATCCTACAGCTCCAGCCTTTACTCCCCACTGGATTAATAGACCATTATTGAACTTAATATATGAATTTTGTCCGAAACTTTGACCAGATGATTGAATTGCATTAGTTCCGAGAGAACTTTGCCAAATTACAAGCAATAAAAGTAATACCAATTTTCTACTAAATCTATCCATAATCAAATTTATGTTATAATATTTCTATTTCCAACGGCCTATAGCTATCCAAAAGAATTTCCAAGAAGTAGGATATACTACATTACCACTTGTATATGTCATACCACCTTTGAAATAAGTAGTAGCTTTAGTGTTAATATAAGGGCATAAAACGACGGATTCAGCAGTAACGGCATATTCTGCACACATTGATATTGAATAGTAAGTGTTTAAAAAAGACGTAGAAAAAAAATAATTAGTAGCCCCTGAATACCCACCACCATATCCCCATTGGATTAACAGTCCATTTGGAAACTTACAGTAACCATTCTGTCCGAGGTTCTGTGTCGTAACATTGGAAAAATCTTTTAACGCACAATTTGTCCCGAGAGAACTTAGTAAAGTTTTCTCCGCATCCGTCATGAATTTTCTTGTAGTACTTTCTTCAATCATTGATGCTGGATGAGAAGCCGGATGAGAGTAATTATTAGCTCCGGAGGCTATTCCGCTAAGTTTTGTACGTTCTGCATCCGTCATAAAACGATGAGTCGAATCTTCTTCAACGTCCGTCGCTGTATGTTTATGAGAACTTGCAGCATAACTACCCTTGGGTTGGTATGCTGAATCGTGGTTGTGATTTCCTGCCGCCTTACTATTCCAAGTAGATCTTTCCGAATCTGTGACAAATCTATGTGTAGAATCGTCCGTAATGTCAGTTGCTGCATGTTTATGAGAAGACGGTGCATAGCTACCTTTAGGTTGATATACTGAATCGTGATTATGGTTTCCCGCAGCTTTACTGTTCCAAGTGCTTTTTTCTGCATCAGTAACAAAGCGGTGAGTACTATCCGGAGTAATATCCGTTGCTTCGTGTTTATGCGAACTCGCTGCATAACTTCCTGCTGGCTGATAGACCCCTGTATGAGTATGATTCGACGGGGACGCACCAACCTCGGAAGCTGTATAAGATGGTTTACTTGCAGCTTTCGCCCATGCAGGCACATCGCTTGCTGGCATAGAAGTTGGAAAATCACTTATTTCAGACTTCTTATGAGTATGCGCTTTAGGTGTACGTGCGTCACTTAGTCGACTATCATTTCCTTGGCAAACAGTTCCGGAAGTTGTGCCAAAGTTCTTATTGAAAGCTGTATTTTTTGAGAATACAGGTTCGTATATTCCTGCATGGTTATGTGTATCCAAAGCTGCTTTCAAAACCTTCCCTTGTTCGGCAGAAAGGACCTTGCCAGTACCACCACTTGTTAGGTTGTTGACAATATCGGAAACGTTGATTTTCTTCCCTAACTCTGTTGCCATGGTAGCGGCGAAGTTCGGATCATTATTAAGGGCATTAGCCAATTCAATAAGCGTGTCGAGGGCTTCCGGTGCTCCAGCTACAAGTGCATCCACTGCATCTTTTACTTTAGCATCAACTCCAGAAACTGCGTTATTGGCGGCCTGTGCTGCCGCATTTGCGCTATCTGTGGCAGCTTTAGCAAGAGCTGTTTGCGCTACTGATGCGTTTTTGGCTGTATTAGCATCATCAGTAGCTTTTTTCGCTAAAGCTGTTTGGGCTTCCGATGCAACTTTGGCAGCGTTAGCCTCTTCTGTTGCTTGGTGGGTTTCTTCTTTGGCAGCATTAATACTTATAATTGCTGCGTTAGCGTCATTAGTAGCTTTCTTTGCAAGAGCAGTCTGTTCAACTGATGCGTTTTTGGCAGCATTTGCATCATTCGTAGCTTTTTTTACAAGTTCTAGTTGTGCGGTAGCATCTCCTGTAGCAGATGTCATTTCTTGTATAATACCGCTATACTCTGACTTACGTTGGGATTCGGCTTCTACACGTTCTGTTTCAGCAGAGACACGCCTAGTCTCATTTGAGGAACGAGTATCTTCTGCAGCTTTGCGGGTATCTTCATTTTGCTTTCTTTTATTTTCTTCGGATACCCGGGCTGTCTCCGCTGATTTACGTTCTGTTTCAGCGGACTTTCTTTTGTTTTCTTCTGATACTCGGGCTGTCTCCGCTGATTTACGGTCTGTTTCAGCAGATACGCGTTCAGATTCGACAGTAACGCGATTATCTTCGGCTGTCACACGTGCAGTTTCATTCGTTTCTCTCGTGGATTCGGCTTCTTTTCGTTCATCTTCGGCTGTTACGCGATCTGTTTCAGCTGTAGAACGTGTTGTTTCAGCCGCTTTTCGTTTGTCTTCTTCCTTCACACGTTCCGATTCTGCAGAAGAACGTCCTGTTTCAGCGGTCTTACGTGCATCTTCATTACTTTTACGTGTTTGTTCATCTGACACTCGTTTATTTTCTGTTTCAACGCGGCTAAGTTCTGCAGATACACGTTGCCCTTCAGCGGTCGCACGAGCTGCTTCCTCTGCTTTACGGGTATTCTCATTTATGATACGTACTGATTCTGCAGCTGACCGGGCTTGTTCTTCATTTGAACGATTTCTTTCAGCATCGATACGAGTAGCTTCATTGCGTTGTCGAGTATCTTCATTCGCTTCTATTTGGGTTCGGGAATCATCGGCCGTCTTTGCTGCGTCATTGGCCTTCTTTGTTGCTGCAACTACGTCATCATAGGCTTTCTTTATGAATTCAAGACTAACTTTTACACTTGTTTGTACGCCATTCACCATTTTAACGCCAATAGTGTACAATCCTACCATGCTATCAGCAAGCGTTAATTCGCTGATTTTTTTCTTTTTAATTGGCATAATTTTTTAAGTCAATATAAAATATTCCATCTTCTGTTATGATAAATTCTCCTGCTTCGGATGCAAGCAGGAAGTCTGTTTCTCCAATCCGGAAACTAGTAAATACAAGTTTCAAGGTAAATTCCCACCATACCCCATTATTAAGAAGAAAATTGTTTGTCTGGCAACTCTTATAATAGCAAGGATAGCTTTCACTCCACTCATCACAATAAAATATACGTTCCGCATCGGAATACTCATATCCTTCATTATCTGTCTTAGCAGACAGTTTTGTGAGATCATAGAGTAGGGCATCGCGATTACGCCAGAACGTTTCAATCGTCCCGGCCCGCATCAGGCATTTGAGAGATACTTCTTTGGTTTGGAATTTCACAACTTCACCGTCATAGATTGCTCCATCTTGACGTTTGAAATTCTGTAATAGGTTCTTTTTTACCGTCGGAGCCTTTAGTATTTCAGCATTGCTACCTTGCAATACGACTACGCCATAATCGGATAAGTCTTTGTTATCAATCTCGTAACCTTTAGGCATTGGAAGCTCATTTACGGGCTCCTGGTATTCGTAATCGACTTCTCGGGGGAAGTCGTTACTAAAAATAAATTTAGCAACTTCAAGGCTCGGATTAATAACATAGTTGCTTTGGGAAGACAGACGTAACTTATAACTCCTGCCGATTAAGGGAAAGTAAAATTCATGATAACTCAAGTCAGAAAGTATATCAATCAGTCCACTAATACCCAAACTGCCTATATATGCAAACTCAATGCTTACTTCAGCCGTATCCAATATAGGACTAGAAAGATCAAATTCCTGTCCGTCTTCTTCTGGCCAATCATTCTTGTCCGGTTCCTTCATGGCTGGAAATGCTACCAGGTTATTATAACTTCCCTTTGTAATACATATACCCAAACTGATATAAGCATCTATTCTGTCTATTAGTAATTGCCCTTTCATCGCTTAAGTGTTATACCTTTAGTGTTTAACGTGTCTATTCCCAGCTTTACAGCGTACATGAACTCCCTTATTTCCACAAGGTTAGATGTGTAATTGGAGATATCCGATAAATGGGAAACAATAGTATCATTACATCGAAGCATTTCAGCCATATTCTTATCCATATTTATGAGATATGACAGTTTCTCTGCTATTTTCTCTGTTCCTGAATTAATACTCTTAACTTCCTCATTTATAGAATAGGTATGCGAAGTCACTACAGCAAAACTACCGTCTAGCTTATCTGCAGAGTCTTGCGACATTGAAGCAAATCCTTTCTTTGATGCCTCACGCTCATCGTCGTTATCATTCCAGCCGAACATTTCTGCCATTGCATCTCGTTTTACTTTCATTTCATTAGAGAGCTGTTGCCCTTCTGCCTTCAGTGCATTATACTCATCTTCAGTCATACCGTCATCCATAGCATTGTTAAGTTTTTCTCTCCAAGCCATTAAGCTGTCCATGAATTCTTCTTTAAGCATAGAATTTACGATAGCATTCTTCATGTATTCCTCGAAATTGTCGGCGAAATCAGCACTATCAGCATCCATGTCTGTTAGTAGATCTTGAAAGTCAGAACGAAGAGAAGCATAATCAATAAGAGTTGTATCAGCAATTTGTTGTTCCAATACCTCTGCCACTTGTCCGACACCATTTGCGATTTGATCGGCAAATTTCTGTGTGTCTGAATCAAGTTGAGACCAGAAGATACCGGCATGTTCCTGAAGTTCCGCAAGTTGTTCATCGGTCAAATCAAATAGGCCAGTCATACGACCACCCATTTTCTTCTTAAATTCCTTTACGGACATGTCTAATGCCTCTGCTGCTTGTTTCCAGCCCTCATCTGACATATCTTCAACCTCGCTGTACCCTTTTGAGTGAGACTTTCCAGAAGCACCAGAATTTAGATACTGCCGACCTAATACTTTTGCATTCTCACTTTGCAATTTTATGTTAGCGATGGCTGCTTCATATACTGCGTTTGCAGTATCTCCTGTAAGAGTTTCTGCTAGTTCTAACTGTTTCTCAATTACCCGATCAAGAATGTTGATGTAGGATTCATATGCTTCTTTTGCCTTTTCATATTTCTCGGTCGTATCATCCTTAGTGAACATACTGAAAATCTTCGTCGCTACCTGTATTACTGCACTAATAACAGCAAGAATAACAGATGCCTTCTCAACTGTACTGATAGCGTTAGCCGATGTATCTGCTGCCATTTCAACACCACTCATAGCAGTCAATGCAAAGGTCCCTATTTCACCAATCAATGAGATAATTTCACCAGCCGGTCCACCGATTGATTTTCCAACATCAGTTAATGCGTCTGATAATTCATCTAACTGTGCTTTTACATCTTTCTCTGCTTTCTTTACCTTAGCATCCTTCTGTACCACCTTATCTTTCGCCTCATTGTATCTCGAAGTCTTTTCTTTTACTTTATCCAAAGCCTGTGCCTCGGTCAGATAAGCTTTTGTGGAATCAATTTTACCAGTCTTTTCGTTGAATTTAGAGGACTTGACACCATTTTCAATCTTAGCACCACCTTTTACAGCTTCTTGAGTCTGTTTAGCATTTTCTAATTCAATTTGCGCATTAGCTAACTCTTCCTCTGCTTCTGCTAGTTCTTTCTTCTTGTCAGATAATGATTGAAACGGGTTACGTGAATCCAATTCATCCATAATTGATTGAATAGTACTAGTATATTCGCGAAGCTGGTCCGGAGAAAGAACTTTGGCAGCCGTACTCTTTGCATTCTCTAATTGAGTCAGCAGAGAATTAAGAGTTTCAGAAGACGTTTCTTTCAGATTTTCAAATGCACGAACATACTCCGGAGACTCTTTCAACTTATCGTAATCCAGGCCCATCAATTCCATTCCCTTGTTTTTTGTCGCCTGGGCTATGGAACGATCAATCTGTTCTACTTGATCTGTATCTCCATTCTTTACAGCTTGTTTTCGTTGTTCCTGCAGGGTAGCAATATCTTCATTGAACTTTTTCTCAATTGCGAGACGTTGATCTGTATAATCCTGATACTGATTCAACAGTTCGGATAAGTCATCTCCACGATTATATTTAGTATTTGTAACTTCCTTTTTTTCATTAGCAACTTTATCAAATGCATCAAACTGTTTCTTTACTGGCTCTGATTTGACATATGCTGATGCATTGAAGGTTTTCTTTTTATTTTGTGGATTAGCTTCGAAAGCTGAACGAGCTTTTTCAATTTCTTGTAATTTCTTATCCTCTGCTTCACGCTCGATAGCCTGTAACTCTAGATTATGATTGAGTTTCCTTTGTCTAAGGACCTTTTCGCTACTCTCTTTGAGCTTGTTGATTTCAAGTTGTTCGAGTTCATTTGCAGAGTCCTCTTTCATACGCTGCTGCTCTCTATTCTGCTTATCTAGCAGGAGTTTATACTTCTCCTGTTCTTCACGGAGCTTGTGAGCTTGGTCGTCCTGCTTGGAAGATGAATCATAGACTTTTAATTCTTTTTCAGCTTCCTTCAGCTTCTTGATATTTTCTTTGTAGGAAGTAATAACGGCAGAATCTATCCCTTTGAACTTTCCAGCATCCATTTGCTTCTTTTGTGCTGAAGCGATTGATTCCAATGCTTTCGTAGCATCATCTTTTTGTTTTGTCCAAAAGGCTTTATTTTGAATGGCTGCTTTTTCTTCTTCTTTCTTTTGTTCTTCCTTTGCTTTCTTCTGAATTTCATTTATTTTCTCTACTTCTTCTTTTGCAAGACGGGCAGACTCTGCAGCTTCATTCTTCTTTTTGGCTAATCGTCCAATTTTTATACTTAATCCGGGATCCTCAATACCATCTTTTCTGTTTTTTTCAGCTTCATCGATAGCCTTTTGCCATTCAGCGGTAGCTGCATCAAGTTCTTCTTGCTTCATAACAGCTCTAACCTTAATCCCCATAACATATTGCTCATTTTTATCTTTGTTGAGTAGTTTTAAAATATCATGGAGTTCCATTGTTTTAATCTTCTCCAAATCAAGATTTTTTAAAACATTTGGCATTATAGATTGAAGTTGTTTGTATGCACTTAATTTATCAAATTGACTGGATGTTTCGTCTCTTATAATATTAACAAGGCTTTCTGCCTTATTTCTCAATTCATCAAAATGTTTTTTTTGAGTCTCCATAGCAGCATTATGCTTTTTCATAGCTCTTTCGGAGTCTGATTCTGCTGTAGCACATTTATAAATTGCATAGCCAAGTCCAGCAAAAGCAGCTGCAGCTAATACATAAGGATTAGTTAACATTGCAGCAGCATTTTTTAGTTGTGCAATAGTTTGAGCTTTGAGAGCTTTTGTCAATAAGATTCGAGAAGATGTATTCTTTGCAATCATTGTTGCCTCAATAGCATACAAGCCTTTCTTTAGGACTAAATCTGCGGCCTCAATAGCACGCTGTCGATTTACAATTGCTGTTACCGTTGCATATACTTGCTTAGCAGTACTTACAGCAAGAATACTGCCTTTGTATCCTGCAAGGGCAGTCGTAACAACAACTATTAATGCTCCTATTTCTTTCAATGCTTCTTGAGCGCTTCCGTCAGCAAAGGCTTCATTCATAGATTGTGCCGCACTGGATATCTCTTTCAAAATTTCCTGTCCTAACGGGCGAAGGGCTGCTGTTATATTATTACTAAGAAGCTTCATTTGATTCTCGGTTGATGAAGACATTTCTTTGAAAGCAGCTTCTGCTGCACCTGTTGCATTTTTCATTTGATCCAGATCGGACGCAGCACCTACTGCATTCTGTCCGGTTATCATTAGGGCGGCTTGTAAAGCTTCGTCAGTACCTAATAACTCTTTCATTTTTGTGGTACTTCCATTTGCTTCGTTATAGATGAGCTGTAATGCTTCTTGGAAAGAACGTCCGGAAAAGGCTGCATCACCTAAATGGTTAGCCGTTCCCATAATTGCCGCACGTATTTTAGTCATAGCTTCGGCTGTTGGAACTCCTTGTTTAGTTATTGATACGACAGCTGCTAGCACGTCTTCGATATCAATGCCAAAGGACGAGGCAATAGGAGCAGCTTGAGCAATACTCTTTCCAAGTTCTCCCATTGTAGTCTTACCAAGCTTGGCTGTGGTAAATAACATATCAGAAACAGATTCTGCTTCGGAAGCTCCTTTTTTATACGCATTAAGAATTGTAGTGATAGCATCTGCCGAAGTAGCCGTTTCTGTAACGCCACCGATAGCAGCCTTAGCAGATACTTTTAGAATATTCATAGCATCCGCTCCATCATGTCCTGCAGATACAATCTGATATAGTGCTTTAGCTGATTCTACGGCTCCAACTGGAACCTCTCTAGTCATATCGATAGCACTATTCATGAAATCGGTAAGACTGCCTTTTATTCCGCTTGAAAGTGTTGCAACTTCTTTCATGCTTTGCTGGAACTGCTTTTCGAAGTTATATGCTTCTTTGGCTGCTTGAGTAAAAGCGATCCCCGCACTAATGCCAATCCCTCCGAATACATCAAAAGCGGTAATTTCACCGGCCATTGCCTTTATGATTCCCATCGCTTCTTGACGCCCGGAATATAGCCTTGAATTATCTATACCTGTAGCGAAATATAACGCACCATCTTTATTCTGAATACCCATATAGCATTTATTCTTAAAATATAAAGAGGAGGTAAAATTTGGCTATTTCGAGAAGAATAAGCATCTTTGCAGTGTTCTAAGACCAAGGAACGATTTTTATTTCAACGTATTAGGGAGTTGATTCGCCTACTATATCACAATATAGGCTATCAATTCCCTTTGCTACATAATCCTAATGCGTTGCAATAGATTATGTTCCTTGGTCGGAAAGAATAGGGGAGAGATAGCCTTTTTCTATAATATATAAATTACTATTCATTAGCGCCATGACCAAGGAAAATGAGAACGTATCTGTAGCGAATAAAAGGAACTACACAGAAGAAGAAATCAATGCTGCTTACAAGAAGGGCAAGGATGAAGGAAGAATTGAAGGGATGCTCGCTTATCAGAAAAGATTGATTGAGAATCTACAGCGGGATAATGCATCTCTCAATCAGAAGCTTCAGGAGATTAAAAAATAATCCCCCATATCTTCACAGATACAAGGGACTAGAAAACATACTCTAAACCAATTTAATAAAAAAACAGTTAACCTAATATATAAACACAATGGCAAATTACCTTATCGTTTGACCTTTCCAGCAATATCGTTATATTTCTTTATCCTGACTGTCTTACTAGGGTCATCAAAAGACGGAAGTTCTACCCACTCATAATCTCGTCCTTCAACATTTCCGTCTTCGTCAGTCATCTTATTACGCTGTCTCATCACAAATGAGTACTCCTGAAGTAATATCTCTATTAATCCATAGCTACTATCCAACGTTTGATTAAACGTTAATCCTAGAGCTTCCTTTGCAATAACTAAGAATCTACTTTGGTTATATCCTTCCAGCTTTGCAGATTCTTCCGAGCGGCTATTATCTCCGTCTCTCGTAGCGGGCTCACGTTCCGAAGCATCGTGATAGAGGTACAAAAAGGGTGGTACCCTATGCGATATATGATTGCATTGAATAATATGCGTATATCCTCCCATGTCGTATTGTCAATGAGGGCGTTTTTAAACCATGCCGGCGGATCACTTGGCTTGTTATGAATGCCCAGGCAAACGACATCGAGAAGTAGTCCTCCATATTTATTCATCAATTCTGGAAAATCAGCATTCAGCTCACCATCTTTAACAATCATTTTATCAATATCTTCTTTTTCAATTTCAAGGAGAAGTGGACGAATTCTAAACCATGTCCGGACAGTGATAGGCTTTATTACAATACAATCACCGGGATCCTTTCCTTTCGGAATAGAATCTCGGTTAGTAAAATCAAATGGAATCTTGACAGGCTGCTCCGTTACGGATTCCGATTCTTGCTGAAATAAGTTCTTTATACTCATAATTTCCTCAAGGAGCCTAGCCCGTTGTACTTCCAGGCAATACATTCAGTTATTCGCGACTAACTTTCAATACTTTCGGCTCCATTCTTCAAAAGTTTGCTCCTGCAGGCGGATTCGAACCGCCGGTATCTACATAACCAATGTAGCGCTTTTACCAACTAAGCTATACAGGAATCCAATTAGTTATTTCTTAGCTGCACTTGGAGCAGCTTCTCCGCCTTCGACATTCGCAGCATTCGCTGGGGCTTCTCCGCCTCCGGCAATAGTAACTACTTCGCGCATGAAAGCGGTCTGTCTCTTACCGTCTGCAGTAACAGCAGCTTGCATATATACACGAACAAGCAACAACTCTGCTTGCTCTGATCCGGGAGCCTGTGAAATCTTTGAGGCGATCTTGCCATTTACGATGGTATAAACGACCTTCTTACCGTCTTTAGGTAATGTTTCACACTGGAACGTTTTAGAGATAGAAGGAGTACTAAGAGGCTTTTTCCAGATATTTTTTCCTCCTGTTGTATCTACTTCACCGCCTGCCAGTTCTTTAAGGACTTCATTGGATGGAGTAGGGATGGAGAACTCAACATAATCTGTCGTATCTTTCACCAGTTCAACATAAAGGGGTTCTTCACTACCTTCTACTTCAATCTTCACTTCCTTGGGATCTGCAAAGTTAAATGCAACACTTCCTTTTGTCGGAAGAGGAAAATCTTTGAGGTCCGCTCCTGGAACACCGTCACCGACTGTTCCGAATTTAATTTTACCTACGCCCATAGCGATAGGTCTTACTTCTCCTGTCATAATTATTGATCTATTAAAATTTCTAATCTAATATTTGTACAAGCAAAGCCCTCTTTGAAGTCCGGCATTGGAACACTCCAGAGAACTGTCACTTCTTTACATGTACCGTCATTGCTATTGATTGAATCAAGCGATTTCCTTACCTTACGCCTAAGTTCCTTCATGCGCTGACGTCGGGGCATGCCGTTTTCATTCAAGGGGACAAAGATATTGACGTTAACAGGTACTTTATTAATGAAGTCGAGCTCATTCAATTGCAGGTGATTGATAACGATATGTTCATTAGTAACACCCGATTCCGATGCATCTTTGTAAATCATAACATTAGTTTTTGCAGTAATCACAGCATCGTAGACTATATCTACAGCGTCGAATTCATCCATAATCAAATCTTTCTAAAAACAGATTTCAATGTATCTCTTAGATATTTCTCACATTGCGTATTAGCTCCTGAAACTACTTCATACCCTTTAGCTTCTACGGATGCCGCGTATTCCATTCCTGCAACACCAACCAACACGTAACCACCGGAATGAGACAGAGATACTTCTTCTGCAAGCCTACGCCCTTTATACTTACCGGTTGTCTTATCAGTTCCTTTTTCACTTTCGGTAAAGTTCTCTGCAACCACTTTTCCGTTTTTCGCAATTATATATCCAATAGAGCTTCGAAGGTTACCTGTCTGGTCTTTATATGAACCACTCCGACGAGCCACTTCGATAAACTTTTCACCTCCAGCTTGCAGGAAAACAAGCATCTTGTCTTCCGCTTTGCTTTGAAAGTGTTCAAACCAACGTTCCATTTCATCAAAGGTGAATAGGGGAGTCATGCCGTTTCTCATACGTTAATAATTGAATGTGATTGATAAGGTTCCCAACAGATAATCGGTACGTCAATACCTTTGGAAGCGACTTTCAAACGCAAAAACTTACTACCTGATTGAGGCTGAATTTTGGTATAGAAATAACCATGCACTTGCGCTTCATCACCAGCCGAATTACGTTTATAGACAACAGTACCATCACTTACAGGATCATAACGTCCGGGAACGGATATTTCAATCGGTTTCCCCGGAACCCATTCACCGTTTACTGTCTTTCCGTTAACGTCGATAGTGACTATCGCTGTATGTGGATATCGTTTTACCATCTGTTACCAGCCTTTCCTTTGATAATGATTCGTTTCCCGAGTTTACCGGCTTTCTCCGGCTCCCCGTTTTCTATATACAGTTGTTTTGCAGTCTGGACATAGAAAGAACGGGGATGAGTGATAGAAAGCTTATTCTCACTGAAATCTTGTGAGTTTACTAACATGGCGTACGTATCAGCGACACAAAGACCGACTTGCTTCATGCTTTCAGCAGTACATTCTGCTTCGGAGTTGATACCCCGCTTAACGAAGACTACCTTATCCAAGAAGCCTTTCATATCCTCAATGGAGGGATATTCTAGTATTGTTTCTCTGATTGTTGCCATAATAGATGATTAATAACCCTCTTCGTCTGTTTTTTCAGTATCTTCACCTTCCGTCCATGCCTGGCCATCAGTTTTCATGATGTACATTGCATCAGGGTCATTGATTACTGGAATTGCGTTAGCTTCCGCTTTAGTCCACTCTTTGAACGGTTCCAGTTCAGACCACTTGCTGATAAAAACAAAGTCTTTTTTCAGCGTGGAAGCTTTCTTCTTGTACTCGACAGAGTGTTCTGCTGCAATAGGTCCATGCTGAACGTCGCCACACTGCAAATCTTCCAAGAAACAAATATTGGCAGCTTCCCATGGATTTACTGTAGTACGTTGATGAGCGGCATTCTCAATACGAACGGATGGACTTACAAGAACGATCTGAACACCTTCCGTATTCTCTTGGGCAGCAAGATACTCATTGATAACTTTCTTGGAGATAGTCAGCTTTTCTTTCTGATTAATCCAGCCCCTAACCTTTTCGATAACTGCCTTCTGTTTCTTCAATAGAGCAAATCTATCTTTGCGCATCACTACATATTTGATAGTAACACCTTCGGCAGAAGCGGCAACTACGGTATCTTCAATATCCTGCAAGCCGTCGGCCGTTGTAGACTTAGACCAATCCACAGCAGCAACTTTCTTGTTTTCATTAGGCATACCACAGCCTACAAATTCTTCGGTAACAATACCATTGTTATTGCTTGAATTGAGAACGAATCCACCTTTGGACATCAACTGCATACACCACCATTCAAAACGACCGCGAACAGCATTATATACAAAATCCTGATCTTTGAACGCAAGGTCAAGAATAGATTTCAAATCCGAATCACCTTCACAATCCCTGCTAAGTTGCTGGTATTCATTCCAATCACTTTCGTTCATACCGCGTTTTACAGCAGTCTTAGGAATATCACCTGACATCTTACCGATAACTTCACGTTTCTTTTGAGGTGCGGAAGAATCGAATGAAATAACGTCAGCGATAACTGGTGCACCTTTCTCACCTGTAAGAGTCTCCCATTTCAGAGAGTTCTTCTGCTTTACACCGAAGAAATTAGGGAAAAACACCGGCTTAACCTTACGCGAGTTAAGGCGGGCGCCCATATTCTTACGGTTCACTTGTTTAATTAAACTTCTTTCCATATATAGTTATGAATTAATGGATTACATAAAACGGATAAAATGAAGCAACGCTTTAATAGCATCATCAACAGGGTAGGGCATTACTGCTTCATTAACAGTACCACGCACCAAGAGACCTGACTGCTGGTTAGCTACGGTCACATCAACCTTGTTCATGGTGATAACCTCCGGGGTATACTTGAACTTTGCAGCTTTGGCAGCAGCTTTAGCAGTTACAAGTACTAACACATCATCTACTTTCACAGCCCCAATCGGACCAGCAAGAGTTATTGTGTCATAGGCCGGGGCGGTCTTGTCGATTGCGGAGATTACATCGGAAGCTCCAGTTAAAGCACCGCCGATTGTAACCGCTTCCCCAACTTTAAACACATGATTCTTTGCTACCTGAATAGCTACCGCATCGGCAGCAGCTACAGCCGTAACTCTTCCAGTCTTAACAATATGATAAAGACCGTTAGTGTCCTTACCCACCATAACAAGCGGAGGAAGTTCATCAATGATTCCCTTCAGTTCCGCACGGGCAATAGTTCCACCGCCCTGAATGTCCTCGATAATCTTTTCGATTCCGGGGGCATACTGAAATTCACTTTGCTTTTTTCTGAACATAGCTTTTAATTATTAATTATTATTCTTCAAGTCCAAGGCTGGCAGTCCCGTTATTAACACCTTCCTCGTCCTCCATTAGTTCCAGCCATTCTTTCTCTGAACGTTCTTTGGGCTTGTAGGAATTAGGCTTGTAATCACCACCGGCAACCTCATCATCTATTACTGACTGTCTGATTTCAGCGTATTCTTCTTGCAACTCTTTAATCTGATCTTCAACAGAAGTTTCAGAATTGACATCAATACGGTTAAACCACTTTTCAGGCAGTTTTGCATCTGCAAATAGTGTTCTGGCTGATGCCTGTTTCGTGGAAGTTGTGACTGTTGATACGACAGAAGATACCGATGCGGTCAACTCGGAGATTTGCTTCTGTTGGGCTTTCAATAGCTTAACTACAGATGCGGGCAAATCTTCGAAGTCTTCATCATCGTCTTCTTCATCATCGTCATCGGATTTTACTGTTTTCTTAGTCTTTTTAGCCGACTTGATAGGTTTACCATCCTTTAAACCATTGTTCTTTTCATACTCGGCAATAGCATCCTTTTTTGCTTTTTCTATTGCGGATGTGCTTTCAAGATCAGGAAGAATATTGTCTTTGAACAAGGCAATATAAGTATCAATATCCTCCTCCTTTTCGATTTTGAAGAGTTTCTGAACCTTTACAGCGTACTTTTCGTTTACACCTGCGGCTTTCAAGCCCTTTTTAATAGCATCAATGATTGTCATAACGATTTTCTATTAAAATATAAGGGGAGTAAATTTTTCCTGCTTATATATTTTATTTCAGAATCAAATGCATATATTTGTAATTATGTCAAAGTATAAAATGGATTATATAGAAGATAGACACGAATATTACAATGTGTATATATCTAAGTGTACACAATGCAAGCATTTTAATTTTGATAAATTAAAATGCCCGGCATACCCTAATGGCATTCCTGTTAAGTACCTTGATGGTTCACAGGTACATGACAAAAGAGAAAGCGACCAAAAAGGGGAGTTCGTCTTCCTAAAAGAATCCAATTAACGAGTTTTCGCTTTTGTATAATTCCATCCCATTTTTTCAGATATCCGTTTCCATAATATATGATAATGGACCACTGAAGCCATTGTTGGGGATAGTGTATTATTATTGATTCTAGCAGTAAACTCTACTCTTAGTTTGTTATTCTCCCGATTCACTAGCTTTTCGAATTTACTAATTGTAATTCCCCATCCTTCTTCGGGACGTTTCATAGCGAATGTATAATTAGGTGTTACAGCTCTCATTTCTGATACATTATGAGCTATTGCAAGATACATATCAGCCGGACTGAATGAGTTACCTATTCGTCCCAAACTCTTTTCTGGTTCTTGCCAGCCTCTTGGGTGATTATGTGTGAAAACGCAATCTTTCATCTTTGCACATTCTTCATCCGTAAACGCAACACTATATTTGGCTCCGCGCTTATCGATTACAACATTACCATTCCTGTCAAATAGGACTCCTGTCTCAAAGCTTTTATTCAGGCGTATTTCATTCTCTGTGTTGGTTATTTTGTTATAGAGTTTTCGCTCATTCCATTTTTGTTTAATATTTGCAATTTCAGAATCAGTCTTGATACGTTTAGGTTTAGAAACCTTTATAACTTCATTCGTAATAGGTTGGGAAACTATTTCTCTTTGTAGTCCTCCATCATTGGTAAAGTTATCCTTGTACCAGAAAGCCGATTGCAATCCATCTTTATTCTCGATGACGAAATCCTTTGCTCCCTGGGGAATGTCTGTAATAACCTGCTCTTTCGGAACTGTGTCATTCAGCAGGAAATCAGCAAAATTTTCCGGCTCCATGGTGATAGGAGTGGCAAAGCAGATACAAAAAGGATGAAAGCCTGTAAACTTGAACGTTTTCGGATATTTACCTACCATCGCATCACAGATCTTGCACGGTCCTCGATTATTGGCCGAGCGATGTATCTCAATACCTAATATGAAGTCTTGTTTGCTCCAACGTTCATAGTCTGCACTCCGGTAAGCTGTGTTCGTCGTTGTTGCAGATGTCCGGAGAGCGTTCTTATATGCAGAACGATAAACGCCTTGTCCTGGGTGGTAATCTTTCATCGGTTGAGACAAAACTAATTCGCCTTTCTCATTCCGGATCCTGCGAAAGCGTTTTTGGGGATTTTGCAAAATTTGCCGTATATCACTACTGATTCCGTTTGAATTACGTCCGGCAACTACGCCACTATCAAGATAGAATTCGAGTTGCGATTTCGTCTGCTGTGTAATATTCCAGACCCTATCAGATAATTTGAATCCGTTAGCGTCTATATCATTTTTTAGAGCTTCAAATGCAGATAGACTATGGGAAAACATACCATCTTTCGTTGCACTGGAAATAGCCATTCCCTTGATGAACTGGGAAATAAAATCATCATTCTTTCTTTCTGCTCGTTCCCAACCGTCCTTTTGAAATGCAGAGATATTAGCATATAGCATTGATTCAAGATTCAGCAGTTCCCGGTCAACTGCACTCTCTATTCCCTGATTGCTTATCCATACATTGTTTTTCCCCGCATCAGACCATTTACGGAGATACGGGGAAACAGAAAGTATAAACTGATTAAAGATATTGGCTATTACGGCCTGCTGTGCAGCAATTTTCTGTATATGTTGTTTATCGTAGAAAGAAAGTCCGGGCATAGCTTAGAAAGTTGCTCCTATGAGTGAATTATTCTGTGCAGTTTCTTTCTCATCATTCTTCTTACGATTCAGTTCCGCTTCCACATCATCTGTATAGGGCGAATTTTTAATAATCGTCTCTTTACTATTGAATTGAGAAGCAGTTTCAAGGTTCTTGAGTTCTTCCGCCAAATCCTGTGGGAGAATACTACCAAACTCTACCTCAATGTAGTTGTCATTTAGCTGTGATGCATATTTTGTATGTGTAATATTTGCCATTCCTGCTTGGACGATTGCTACTGTTCGTTGAACAACTGGACCAAATATTTCCATCTGTTCAGTAGCTTTTATCTCTGCATCAATCAGCATAAAACGACGTGAAGTGCCGCTAAGGTTGCCAAGTCCCATTAGTTTATTTATAGACAAGTCCGGACTGGAAGCTCCGGAATGTATTGCATCATCCAGTTGGTTTAGTTCAAGTGTAACGGATTCACAAGATTGTTGCCATGCAAGATAATCTGCATCACCGTGATACGATGTACCGGTATCTGAATCAACCTCCATACTGAAGTTCAATTCCTTACCAACCGTTTCTTTGCTCGGAAGGTTAGCTAAACCATAAGTTTTCAGTATAGGTTCAGAAAAGTAATCATTAGTATCTGATAGCCGGGAAAGTCTCATTTCTTTCTTGTCAATCAAATTAGCAACATCTTCCCAATCCGGACAATCGACCTCGGCATATACTACCGGAATCTTGCCAAAACGATTCTTTATCTTTTTCACTTGCCATACACCGTCCATGATACCGGAGTAGATAACATCTTTCGTATAAATTTTCACGCATTCGCAAGTACGGCCATTGACTTCTGCATTGTATTTATAGAGAAAACCGTCCATATCGTCGTCCTCATCAAAGTGTGGATAGAATTCACATTCGACATTACTATCCTTGGGAGTAGAAAGAATCTTAACTTTCAACTGACTTTTTCCATCGTTCTTGGTAACAGGATAGAATACAATAGCAGCCTTGGTTTCAGATAACACTTTGCGAGCAAACTCTTTCAATACAGATTGCATCTTGAGTTTTCGCTTATAGACTTTTTTGAACTCGCAGAGCCCGTCGTTCGAATCTTCTGCTGTGATAGTCATTTCACCACCAAATAGAAAAGCAACAGAATTACGAACGATCTTTTTAGGTAGGTTGGTTACGACCTTAGCTACATCGACAGTCTTGTCTTCTAGTCTCTTTGGCTTTTCGGCTCCTGTTTCGGGGTCAACTTCTACTTCTGTATCTGAATATACAGCAATCTTTTTAGGCTCCCGATACCCGACAGATTCTTTACGTCGGGTTCTGTCTCCATTGTATTCCTCCATATATTCACGAGGATTACGATTTTCACGGGTATCAACGCATAAATCACCTACTATGCTACCGAAATCTTCATTTTTCAGAATATCCTTAATGTCTGGCATATACTTTTCTTTTAAAATATACGCCCTAGAAGTATTTCCTGAAGTGGTAAGATAACATTTTTCAAAATTCATAGGTGTTTTCTCGGATATAGGCTGAATCATTTTGTATTTTCGCAGAGCGAGGCAGAGCAATATCGAATTAATTTTTAATTCGGTATATTATGTTTTGTAGAAAAAATAACAAGAGAAAGAAATTAGGTATAGTCACTCTGTATCTACTGATCCGATTAAAATATTGGATGTATAAAGAACAAGAAAAAGGTAATCCAGTCTTACAACTTTTATTGATGCTAGTTGATTTTTTCAGTAATTAATATTTGATTTAGGCATGAATGAATATAACTATCCACGCCCTACCTTACGAGTAGATGTTTGGAACTTCAAGCCAAGTGATTCTGCAAATTCTGCAAGAATTGTCATTCCGTCCGGAGCGTCGTCGTGAGCGTTATCACCTTCACGCTTGTAGCTAGTGAGTGACTTCATAAAACGCCAATAATCCGAACCTTTAGGGTATTCTGATTCGTCTAAGAATACACAATGCTTCTTTATCCAGCCAGCCTTCATAATGATACGTGTTTCCTTGTGCTGGGTTGTTGGCCGGGCTTGTATAACACACGATTTCTTTTTTGATGTAACAAGCTTACGCACATTGATAGCAAAGATACGACCACCATTATTTGACTCAATGCGTAGCTGATCGCACTCGGTATCTATTACCATTTGTGCCAGGCGCGGTTCTGTAACTTCAACAGGATCCTTTGTGAAAAGAATATCAGTAATGAAATATTTCGGTCCGAACACCTTTGCGAATGGTGCGCAGAAATCATCATCTCCTTTATCGGCTGTATCACAAGCTCCGAGTGTCCCATCAGGTTTCTTTCCTGCAATATCGGCTAGTTTGAAGCGCATGAGAGACGATTTTGGGAATAGTAACCCTTTGGACTCGAATGGTTCCTGCATATATTCGGCCATCCAAATGCTTTCGTCGGTTTCAGAACGTAGTTCCCGGTAATATTCCGTAGTATGTACATCAGCGCAAAAAGTTTCATCATTCTCATCTAGTGCAGCGATCCGGATGATTTCATTATACTTGCCAGCTTCTTCCATACGTCCGAGGACATCACTAGAAGACCAGCGGGTACCGATGTCAATCATACAGCAGCTTCCCTCAATACGTGAATCGTGCGTACCTTGTTTCCAAGACCATACCTTTTCATTGTTATTGTCAGATAACGCATCTTCCAGGCTCTTGTATAAGTCGTCGGTCATGGCGAGCATAGACGCACCGAAGCCGATCACGGTACCACCAACACCGCCACCGAAATAAGATACCTGGCGAGCGCCTTCCACATTCCAACTTTTCACATTCTGTTTATCACCTTTCAGATGAATATCAGGGAATATCTCTTTGTAACGCTTCGATTTTACAATATCACGGGTATCATACGAAAGTTTGTTGTATAGAGTATCAGAGCAACAATTACGCATTACGGATTCTTCTGGAAAGTGTCCGTACATCCAGGCAATGAATAGGGAAGATATATAAGACTTTCCGGCACGTGGCGGCATACTTACAGCAAGACGATAGATAATATTAGCTAAATAGGAGGTATACACACGCATGAACGCTTCGGCTACTTTCTTCAAGAATAATCGTTTGGCAAAGAACTTAGGATCATAGTATAAGCAGAAAGCCCAGAAATCATTCCGGGCTTCACGCTTACGAAGTATAGTCGCTGCTTTCGCTCGCCTAAGCAATATTTCTCTCTCACTCTTTTTCGCCACGTACTATAGCTGCTAATTGTTCATCTGTCATTGATTCCAGTTCATCGCTAAGATTCACATTTGCGTCAATCTCTTTGCGATCACGCCATTTCTCCGGCTGCCGATTCTTCAACCAAAAAATAGCAGCTGTCGTATCAGGTGGGTAATGCTCAATATATTCTTTTGAGTCTGTTATTCTTCCTTCGGTTGTTGCAAATTTTGTTGCCTTACAGGAATAACCGATAGCACGATTATATAGCCGAGATGCAACGTTCGCATCCGCAATATTCTTTCCTTTTTTTAGGGACTCAAGAAATTCGGGATAGTCCTTTTTCCATTTGTTCAATGTTTGTTCGGAAACAGAGAAAAATTCGGCTAGCTCTTTATCCGTTGCACCCAACAAACAAAGCTTTAGGGCCTGATCGGAGAACTCTATTCTGTACTCTGATTTACGCCCTCTTTTTTTCTTCTCGGCCGGATTCTTCTTCTCTGTCATAAACTAACAATAACTAACAAATAGTGATAACTCTTGCCTTAGCTTGGATAATCTTCAAATTAAAATATAAATAGGGGCTACTTTTTACAGTTCTCTGGAATTACTTTAGGAACAGCATTATTCCAATTAATACTATGGTGTAGGCGTCTATATACACTTCCCATTGGGCGTATCTTTGTACAAGAAGGAGCATACATAATTGTGTAGAAAGACTTAACATAAGTCCCACTATCCAAATATATATCAGTCATCCCGCCATTTGATTGTTGAGTTGTTACTTGATTCAAAGAAACATGTGGAATCTGAAAAAACAAATTTCCTCTACTTCCTAGTAAAGTGTAGGTGTTTACATCTTCATTAATTTTACCAAAAAACTTAAAAGGCATGTTTGTATCACAAATAAATGAGTTCATTGCTTTCCGTTTAAGTAATTCACCACGAACTATATTATTCTGCTTTCCTCCGATAAAATCTCCTCTTTGAGCTAATGCAACAGCTAAAGCACCTGTTTTATTTTTGAAATCAATTAGAGCATCAAGTACTTTATCAAGATTGATAATGTTTTTCTGCTTCATTTCACCATATTGATTATAAGTGTATGAGAATTCCGTATAATCATCATCTAACTCAATAAAATATTGGTAGCCTTTTTCTTTTGCTATTTCAAAAGAAGCATTTCTCGCATAAATAATAGCTCGACGATCATTGAAGTTATCACCCTCATCTGTTTCTGATGCTATTTCTTTTTTGTCGAATACATATATGTTCTCGTAGTTTTTGCGATAACGATCTATCTTCGGATCTTCATTATCTAATACTATGATAATATCACCTGTATAGCCACATTTCCGTAATGTTTTTACTGTATGTACATTGTCAGGACGCCCATGTGTAAGTATCAATGCAACGAAGCTATTATTTTTCATCATTGCTATAATCCTCCAAATATGAGTCTGACAATTCTTTCTTTAAACAAACATATCCTAGTTCAATAGCTTTATTAAAATCTATAATGACAAGAGCTGAATTTTCCATTAAATTTTGAATGATGTTGTTTGAATGAGCATAAAATTCAGCGATTTTTCCATAATCGAAAACAATGTGCCTTGAAGCTGCAAGCTGAAGAAAATCTTTAGTCTGCTTGTCTAAATTACACCCCTGAATTTGTTTCATCAGACAATTGTAAGTTTCAAGATTATAGAGTTCTGATATTGCCGGTTTATTGCCAGTCGGTGTGTAGACTGGAGATACTATTTTTTTTGTATAAAGATTATTATCTTTCTCATCGTCAGAATTATGGATATCAGTCGAAAGTTCGATCTCGTCTACTGAAAACTCCCAATCATTCAATACATCAGGCGAGAAGTTTTCTATCACTAACTTCCAATCGAATTCAGAAGTATCGGAAGTATGATTATCTGCTAGAGCTAGCAGTTTTCTCTTTTCATCTTCCGTAGATAGGTCTTTGCGCTTAATAACAATAAGCTCGGTACCGTCAGACTCAACAATACGCACTTTGAGTCCTAACTTTTGAGCTTCTTCATACACGCCATTTCCAGCGATTAACACATTGTCACGGTCGGCCAATACGGATCGACCGGCTCCACATTCAACCAGACTTTTGTGGATAAGCCGCTTGTTTTCGTCCCCATGGATACGATAGTTCCGGGGATCAATTGTAATTTTTTCTTTTTCTTCCATGACCAAGGAATTTCAATTAAAATATAGATTCCTTGACTATTTCCTTTTTATTATGCTTGACTGTAAAAAACGTATATATTAGATAATAAATTTTTTATTAAGATAATCAATTATATTATTAATTTGACCAAAGATTAGTGATGGAACTTTTTCTTTTGCATTCCAAATCGGTATATCAAAGTCTAAAATTTGATCACCATCAATACAATTATAAATAGTAGTATACCGCTGACAATCTTTAATTCCTCGTGCAATTTCTCTATAGTACACAATGTCTATCTTGTTTTTTTGAACTTCAAAAATAATATTCTTTTCAAACATAGGAACTAAAACCCAGTATTTACCTATAATCTTCACAAGTTCATCATAAGCAGTATTTACATTAATTTTGTTGAAGTCAATTCCAAATGCTTTCAACAAAGCTAACAACTTTGTACAGTCAGAATCAGAAGTAATATATTTTCCTCCAAGTTTCAGATTTAATTTTATATCTTGCTTTCTTATTAAATTATTGGCTTTACCGATACGTGCTTTTATTATACGCAAATTACTTTCTGCCGTTTCTTTATCATCCATCAATGAAATAATGGTACATGATAATAAGTTACAGAGTGTTGGGTATTTCTCCAAATCTCTATCCAATAACACATTGGTAATATACCATTTTATTTTTTCTTTTAATGAATAGATATATTCTTTGCTGTTTGAAAATTTGCTTATATAACCTGTAAAGTCAGTCTTATCTCCATAAATATGGGCATATATCTTCTTGATATTATCAATATCGCAGACTGTGATTATTTTATCTAAGCAAAACTTGTTATCTCCACATGTTTTATCAAATTCAACCGGTCCAGGAGTATATCTATCAAAATGAGCGGAGAAAACATTGAGTATCCTAAAAATGTGAGCAGGATCTATTCTATCAAGATCTTCTATGATTAATACAACCTTTTTTGTCGGATTCTTCTTTTTATATTCTCGAATGATGTCACAAATTAATTGCGAGATAGTATCAAATTCATATATTGAACCTTTTAGTGAGTCGAATTGGGTGATATATGATTCATATGTTTCATCATCTGACTTAAATTGTTTTTTATATGTTGCAAATTTATCCTTTACTTCTTTGAGCTTTTTAATAACATTGCTAATATTAATGTCAATTCCATAGATGTTTATATCCGGGATTATGCTCAAAATATCCAAAAACTTATCTTCTTGATTATTTGTGAAAAAGTAATAGAACAAAGAAGCCGCATTCAATTCTATTTCATTGATATTAATCTCCTCACTTGAAAGTAGTTTAATTAATATATCCCTTTTTATCAATTCAAATATGTCTTTATTATCCATTACTTGATAATTTACAGGATATATCGGAATGAACAGATAATCATTTGAATATTCTTTAATAAAACTACTGATAAAGTAGCTTTTTCCATTGCCGAATTTAGCTGATAATATGCATCTTGAATTAGCGTCAAGATATTGTTTAAAATCCTTGAGATAAGGTTCTATTGGAATCATATTTTCTTCTGTAGTCATGTCTTTGTTGTTTTTTCACCAAAAGTAATAATATTACAAATTAAAACAATGAACTTCCATTTATTTTCTTTCTAATAAGTTCTTGTACTCCGTTATAAATCTCATATAGTTGTTTCAATGTTTCCGGGCCTTCCCAATCGGAAAAATTTCCGTCCTGGAAGAAGTGAAACTCAAAAACACGGGCTGCTACCGGACCTAAATCAAGGCTTTCAAATGTATCTCTTACTAAATGCAGTTTATTTAGTATTTCAGCATTTCTATCTTCTGATTCATCCGGGATATCTTCAATATCCAGCCTGGAATAATCTACATTATCATCCACAGGCAGGGGCTTGTATCTACTCCTATATTGTGAAGTAGGAGAGGATGCGTTTAGCTTTATCATCTTCAAAACAAAGAAATCAAGCTCTGTGTAGCCATTTCTTTTTGTTTCAAGTAGTTTATCCAGTAACCTGCTTTTCTTTTGAAGGAGCGAACAAATGACCTCATTCAAGACGTCTGTTGCTTCGTCTGAAATACCAGCAAGCCCACAATGATACAAAGAGTAATCAAGCCAGCGTTCGTAGCGTTTAGTTATGTAATTATTTACTGCTTCACTTGCCATAAGCACAAAGATTTTATATATTTGCTGTTCCTAATAAGCAATACAAGCTTTGTGCTTATAATAGTGGTCGGCGGTGGTACGCCGGCCGCTTTCATTTTCTAGCATTACTTATACTCAATAGTGGAATTATTGCTTCAGCAATATCCGTTGACATACTGACAATAGCTTTTGAAGTATTCGTTTCCTCCCAGTCATAATTCCATAAACCCAATTTTCCTTTTACATTTTCAATTGGCTTTTCAAAGAGAACGGGATTAGCGAGTATCCAGTGATAAACACCTTTATCCGCCCATATTGAGGGATGGTTTTGCACGCAGTCTACAATCTCCACACTACCGATGATGGAGCCAAAAGGAAGATCGTTGAAACCTACACGGCTCATAGGTGTATTAAGAACCTTTAGTCTTTGATTTGGCTGTAAGCAGCCAAACTTAGCAATATCACCCTTTGCGCTTGAATGTATAAGTACACGTCCACGGAAATTTGTTCGCCAACTCCGGTTCTCAATATCTTTGATACCATGAACGATCAATGAGGCCCACGGCTGTTTTACTGTCAATACTTTAACTCTCATTTTCTTTACTCTTAGCAATGTTATAATTACACAAATACATCCCAATATCTTTTTCGGCAATGTCTGCAGCAGGAATTTTTTCGCCGTAAATTGTATGTAGGGCTTCGTTGTCGCCCTTCCATGCCTTCCAAAGTACTTCCGGGGTATATTTCTCCGGAAGGTGCGGAAAAAACTTCAGGAAGGCATCAAAACTCTGCATAGCTTCTTCTCTAGCAATTTGAATACTTTTTGCTCCCAGGACAATATCTTTGGTAAGCGTTTCAGAACGGGAGTATCCCTTCTCTGTATCTTGGCGTATCCTGACGCTTTCCTTATGCTCAATCTCACGGCGTCTGTCTTTGCAAAAATCAGCAAGCGCTACCATGATAGCTTGATTGTTGATTTTCGTCCCCCATACAAATTGTCCTCGGCTGCCATTTTTTAGCTGGGAGAAGAAAATACATAACTCGGCTAAATTCAGGTACCAGTAGCTGGATAGTATCGACAAGGCTGTTTCCGCTAGCTGGGCATTAGTCAATTCAACACCGGCATATCTCAATACAGATTTCAAATGCTCGGTAATGATCTCTATCGATGTTGAGTTGCTAAAGCTCCTGTTTACATCTGCCAGAGTAGGTATATGCTCTGCATTAGCCACGTCATATAAAGCGACATTACAGTTTAACTGCGCGATTGTCCCACTCCATTCAGCGACCAATTGAGAGGCTGTCGATCCAGTCTGTAAGGCCTGTTGTATCGGAGTTAACTCCTTTTGGGTTACTATTGTCTCCTGGACTATTTGCGACGGTCTTAGCACCACCTGCAGTCCTGTTTTTATTAGTTCTCCGTTCATCTTTCTTGTTTTTAAGTTCAAATATTAACCATCGGGCAAAATGAGACATCGCATCTTTAGGTGACTTCGCTGTTTCCCCCTCATTTTGCAATTTCATAAAGAACTTCTCCAGATACCCATAAAAGGTTTCTAGCGTGAATTCAGGGTTGCCGGAAGAACGAGTATTCATCGTTACTGTTTCCGCCCATGACCGATTTGATTTCAGTTCAGTATAACAGTCGTCCAAAGACTTGTCGAAAAAACTATCAGCCGGAAACAGATCTCCCACGCGTAAGGGAGATATTGTCTTATTGTCTTTAGTCTTATCTTTAATGTTAACCGTTTTACTTACCCTTTTACTTACCGTTTTACTTACCTCTTTACTTACCGTTTTACTTTCGTCAAGTAAGTAATAAACTGGCGATTTTGCATTCTTTTTACCCGATTCGAAAGTTATTAAACCTTTTTGCTGCAATCTGTTCCTAACTTCAATGACGGTCTTCTCTGATATACCGGTTGCGAGGACGATAGTCTTGTTGGGATGTTCAAACGGATTCTGCCAACCCCGAATATTGCACTCATTCAAGAGATAGAAGTACAAAAAGACTTCGTTCGGGCTGAATTCTACACTTCGATTCATCTTCCAAAATTGGTTTATATAATCTATATAGGTCATTGTATGCTATGCCGTCAGTTTCTGACGTATTAAGTTCATATTCTTTGTTACGAGCCCGATAATACGGTCATGATATTTGGTATCATGATTAAGGACGCCTTGAGATTGAACGA